TTCAATTAAAGTAGGAGCTTCATCACCTACGGTAGGACCGCCATATTCTCTAACGGAAAGTAAAGTTTGAGGAATGCCATATGTATTCATCAACGCTTTTATAGAACGTTCAGTACCTTTAGTTTTAAGCAAATAAGGTAAATTATTTACTATTCTACGCCATACCTCTGTCGTTATCTCTTCGTCTGTTTTAGAAAACAAAGAACCGGTACTAGCATACGAACCGGACGTATTGACACCTAACGCATATTGCCAGAGTGACGATGCTTGCTTACCATTAGCCAATTTCCAGCCTAATGACTCAGCAACATCATATAACGTTTCTTTGCCAACACCTAATTTAGGATGTTCTTCGGGCTTATATGTTTTTGTAAGAGCATCTACATACGAATAAATAATATCGAAATGATGTCCAATCATATTAACGAACAGTTCATATTCGCTATTATTTTCGTCATTACGTATATGTTCTGGTATAGTTTTTACTAAAGCCGTTTCACTTTCTCTATCATAAATAACTGCATTATCATATAACGACGTATACCAGTCTTGTGCAATTGTAGAATCTACTTTATGATTAACATAAGATCCGTTAGATAAATACTTTGGCCATGGTGTAACCGTATATCCCTGTGCTCCTAGAATTGAACCTGATACGCCATGAGTGGATAAACTAGCTGTCGGTTCGTAATAAAGCCAACGTTCCCATGCATCAAACCCCCCAATCACCGAATCTAATCTAGTTTGATTCGTTGCAATATTTCCAGATAGCGAACCAGAATCTGACCCAGACGCTGCTTGTAATGTAGAAATACTACCGCTATAATATTCTATTAATTCTAACTTGTATTTAAAGTTATTTAAACGCTCAGTCGCTGACGAATAAAATACAAAATTATTAAATGCAGAATAATCAACACCGACATCGACACCAGCTAATGAACCAGAAAAATATCTATCAATTATTTGTTGGGACGTCGATGTATTAGAACCTAATAATGAATTCCATGATTGGAAATCTGTTTCTGTAATAGTTGAATATCCGGGGTCGATCTCAAAATTAGCACCACGTAAATATGTAGGCGTAATTGTAGGGTCTTCTTTAAATATTGAAATGTTATCAACGAATGGATCAATCATTTCCTCGACAATCCATGCCGTATCATTTTCGTTAATAGTCGCCGGCAATGGTGTATATAACCTAACAACTATATCATCCGGTTCTCTCCAATCACGTTGATTGATGATTTTAAAGATATTATTTTGACCGAAGTTTAATGCTAACGAAAACGCTTCAACTGCACCATATTCATCTAAATATTCATCTACAATGCCGTCCAATGAATCGTCATCCGTAGGAATAAGTTTAAGTTGTAATTCACGTCTATCTGGCGAAATTTCTTTAATAAAAACTAAAGGATTTGATTCATTACCTAGAATAGGCTCATGTACATTGACAGTAACTTCAAACTCACCCCGTTCAATTCCAAATTTGGACATTGCTGTGGCATGGTCGATCCAAATAGTATCATTTTCGAATACAAAATCTTGAATTGAACCACCGACAATATAATCTCCGACATCACGAACATATGCATGTAATTCAACAACTAATGTATCGGTTAATGTAACATTTTGAGCTGACAGTTGTAATATATTAATATCAGATTGCTTCCACGTAATGCCGGCAGTTATACCATCCTTTTGTAAAATCTCATCTCGGTTAGTAAATCTATCTAAGCTCATTGTTATCCTTCAGACTTCTGATAATTTGTAAACTTTTTGCCGGGCGAATATTTTTCTATTATTTCTCGTGCATTTGCAGTCCATAGAATAGCAAATTTATTACCGTTGCCGACGCCGTTATATATTCTTTTACGAAGAAGTTCTATAGACTCATATACGTTATTAACATATGCTTTAGTATTCGATCTCAGCGTGAAGACAAAGTCATTAACGGCGTCAACTGACTGCTCATATGCTATATACGACGATCTTATGTTATTTAATGTATTTAAAATTTCTTGGAATTGTTCTACTGTGTCGCTGGTTGCAATTGCATTTGTAATATCATTAAATTGACTAGAAAATGAATCGAATTGATTTGCTGCCGCTAACCGAGTGTTATCAATACCTTCTGCCAATCCTCGCACAACTTCACGCGTTCCAGAATTGACATCATCACCAGCAACATCCCATTTATAATAAAATGCAGATAACATACTAGCACGCATATATGCATTACTTTTCATCGAAGGCCTATCACGACCATTGTTATCTCTAGGAAGTGCAAAACTACTAGGGTTCCCGGCATTGCCAGGAATATCTTCGACAAACTCTTCTGGTAATGATGTAGTGGCCGAAGTAACAACTCTAGACCATTCGCCTGCAATTTCATCTTCCTGAGCGTCAGATAATTGTAAAGTTATACGCTGATTTTTTTCGACTAGCTTTAATAAGCTATACTCGGAACCTTTAACATTGATATTACCGTTATTTTTAAACTTGACAAATTTCCATTTATCTTCCGAAACACCTATTTGAATTATATCATTTTCGATCTCATCTAAGACATTTGCTAAAACAGTCGGTGTACTATTTAGCATAACAGCTGCGTTGGCTACGATACTAGCAACTTCTTCATATCTAGTATTAATCGAATCAACCAGATTGTTTATTAAACTTTGTTCTATAGATTGTTCACGTAAAATGTTTAACGTGTCTTGATCATAATACTTAACGCTACCACGTGGTTCATATGGCTGAAGATAATCTACATCGAATGGGTTGTTACTGTAGGAATCGACATAGTCTTTATACTCGTCTATATCCATTCGATCTGCTTCAATAATATGTGCAAATTCATTCCATACCGGATCTAAACCTTCTCTAGCATCTACAACATCTTCACCTGATAATACAGTAATGCCTCCATTTTGTATTAACAAGTTGATATATCCAGCACGTCCATATCTACCATTAGGATCTTGATAACCGCTTACGTCTAGATCATTTACGTATGCATATGACCGAAATACTTCCCCGTCCGTAACTTGTTTCCAGTAACCATTTGTCATGATACGTACACCGTTAACTAAATCATTTAACTGATTATTATCGTTTTGTATAACTTCTGAATTGAATTCCTCATCTGTTAATGATGAAGGTGGCCATGATAAAATTACCATCTTTCCTTCAAATCTAGATCTTAACGATTCTTGATATGTCTGTTTACTATAAACTGCGTTAAAGTATTTTCTAGATACTGGATCAATATATTCGCCCGGATCACGCACGAATGGTGATAATGGTCTATATCCACTTTCATATCTGATACGGAAATTCCATTCTGCACTTCTATCAAATAAACTGCGAGCTGCGAATTCCGCTTCTGGCGATACTACTTCATCTGTAATACTAGTTTTGCCATCCATGGATAAATCAAACTGTTGCAATTGAGTACTATCAGCTATTGTTATATCGCGATATGTTAATCTACGCTCCACTAACATAACCTCTAACGTCTTGTAATTAGGTATAGGATATGCAACATCGTTACGAATAAAATATACACAGAAAATATCATTTACGGAATCAAATGAACCTAAGTTCTGAGGTCCAGCTTGAATATATGCATCATGATAATCTACCGGCTTTTTTAATTGATCTGGATGGATTAAGAATAAGTTAGATACGCCAGGCTGATACTCTGTCACTTCATCTAAAAAGAAATTCCATTCTTCATCTAATAAATCATCTAGTATATCTTCGTCAACAGTTGGAATTGTTTTTGTAAGTTGATAGTTTGTATGTTGTACAACAGACGGTGATACTTGTAACACTTGTCTTGAGTTACGTGATGTAGATTCGAATTCAGGTAATGTAACCTGGTCAATAAGTTCCTGGTTAGGCTCTACATCGTCAGTTAAAATGCCGGCTTTAAAATTAGGGTCATCCGGAAACTCCTCTCGCATTATCTCAAGCAAGAGACTATCTAGAGTAGGAGATGTATGTTCTGGTTTATTAGCTATTGTAAATCGATTTTTTGCCATTATCTGTCTACTCTAAAGTAATATCTATTATCATGAATTTGCACATCATCGCCGCCTTCACGTTCAACACGTAATACTAATTTGTAATACCGTTCCGTTAAAAACGAATTAAAATCTATATTAATATAGTTACCCACTGAATCACATGATATGCGCGTAGAACCTGTATCAAAAGGAATTATTGTTTCATCAGTAACCGAATCTAAAACGCTCCAATATGACGACGTCGGTAACCTATAGTTATCTAAATATACTGACGATGTTTGATATGTACGAGTTGGAAATTCTGGCCGTGTTTGAATACGTAGCTTAGCTTTTTCAAATTCATGATATGCAGATCTCAAATTTGTAAAGTACGGAACATAAACATTACTGTTAATTTCAGTAAACGAACCGGTGCCGGATAGGATAGAATTGTCATAAGCTACTTCGAGTTTAGGAACGTAAATCGTATTCGATTCTCGACCAAAGAATTTTAGGCTACCGGCTAAGTCACCGGATGTTTCAACAGCCGTTGGCCATTTAATAATTAACCCATGATTTGAAATATCATTAGATATCCATGCATTCATTATTGCAGTGATGTTCAAACGTACATCTATAGTTTCTGCATTACTAAATGATTGGCTAGCTCGATAACTTATGCTATTATCTGCAGAACTAGTTAGCCATGCGCCGCCTCCAATTGAATTGGTAACACTTTCTTGGCCAGCGGATTGAGCTGATCCAGTATTCCATGCTAATGGTAAACTAACATCTGTACCATTACGATAATACCACGATGCACCTACACGCGCTTCTGGATCAGAATCGAACGTACCAGTACCCATTGTCCATGATTCTGAAATAGGATATGCTTCGATTGAGAAGTTAGCCGGAATGGAGTTAGCATCAGCTAATCGTAATGTTAAATATGCTGATGATGATAGAGGATGAGATGCAAATGCAGGTATAGTACCATTATTGACATCAGTGCGCAACGCCGTTACATTATTTCCTAAATCTAACAATACACGTGTATTGTATGTGTTACTTAACACATTGCCCATATCATCACGAGAACCGCATGCGATCTTTGTTAATTCAAGTATAGAATCTAACCCAGTATTACGTTCTGGATACTTTTCGTATAATGTCGTATCACGTTCTATGTAATAAAGTTTATACATATTATGCCTTTACTATTCTTCCTTTAATATCAGAATCGGGATACTTAACTTCAAAAATGCAAGGATCTAAACTCGGATATACAATACCATTTTTAGTCGCGCCGGCGATGCTGTATACATTACCGTTATAACCTTTATTAGCATCATATAAATTTGTTATATCTAATTTTGGTACACTTTGAACGCCGTCAATTTTATCAAGTTCTGTTGTTAAATTAGATATGTTAAGGCTACCATTAATCTGCATACGATCGTTATTTAATAACGTCTTAAGCCTATTTATACAACGTATTAACACCTCATTACTATTAGCATTAGGCCTAGGTATGATTTCAAACTCTACGCCAATATTAATCACGTACGCAGTTTTAATATTGATAGCATCCGTTAACATTCTATAATTTGATAAATATGTACGTAAATTTTCTTTTACTGCAGTATTAAGTGACGTAAAGTTACCAGCCGCATCATAACCTAATGTATATAAATTTAAAGCTAAGGGATTAGTTATTGTTTCACGCGGATAGTCATTATCTGACGTATCAATTTGAATATCGCCGACAATATATGCTTTTGCAACTGACCCGTACTTTGTTGGCATTGCGTAGCATCTAGATATATAATCTTCACGTGTAATAGCTCTATTCTGAGCAGCAAATGCTGCAATTGCCGATTGACGTATGTTTTCGACGTCGTCTTTAGCTTTGCCGCCACGTGCTGGAACAGGATTATTTACAGCTAATGAAGCTTTTGTATCTGTCAAATCTATACCATAAATTTCTGTTGTAGTATTATATGGAACAGATAAAATTGTTGTTAACGAATTAACACTTACATTTTCTTTTGTGCCGCCGCCGACTGAGTATGTAACGGTCAATGTTTCATTGTTCGGTGCTAAACCATATGTACTAGTATATAAAAAGTTTGACGGATCTATGTTATTATTTGTAGTACGGTTTAAGTATTCTAATCCACTTCCTATATTTTTAGGATTTGGAATCAATTCTTCATCGGCATCCGAACTTACGCCCGCTCCAAATTGTATCTCAGTACGTAAATCTTCTCTAAGTCTAGTGACAAATCTTCTAGGTGTACGCCGTAACTTTAAGATATACGGTACAGAACTTCTAAATACAGATAACGTCGGATCATTAAATGGAATATTTTCTATATCTTCAAATACCGTATCTTGTGCTAAATAATCAACTTGATGCCATGTTGAACCTTCATCGCTAGTAACACTGATTATATCTAATACGTTAGTATCTGTTAATGTAATTTTATCGTATATCTTAGGATCACTGAATGTAAATGTTGCTGTTTTAACTTCGCCAGAAATTGCCGGCACGGATTTTTTATACAAATAATACTGTACATTACCATCATTATCAATTTCATATACAGAGATATCTAATGGATCAATAGAACTTGAAGATGAAAAATCGACAGTTGATAATGTACGGAATGTGACATTGTCATCGCCTGTTACTGTCATGCCCGGTTGAATTGATAACGCATATCTTTCATCCGGCCGTGCAGATGTGCCAGATCCAATTGCCGGTACAAGTTGATATACATCTAAGTCGACTAATGCAGGAGAATTTAACTTAGGCTTATATCCTAGCATTTGAGACAACTGCAACACGTTAGCATCTTCTTTAGCACTATTAAGTAATGACTCTCTATAAGATGTATCAGTGTAATATGATAATACATCGCCGACATACGATGCCATTTCCATGAACATCATGCCAGGCGAAGATTCGTTAAAATCATTATATGTATCTGGATAATACGTACGCGCAAAGTTTATTAAATTTTGTCTAAACTGCGCAAAATCTTTATTGAGATATTTTACGTCTTTTTTAACTAACGTCATTAAATTCCTCCATATACCTGTACTAATCTACTCGATGCCGGCGAATATGTGTCCTGAATAGGCTCCGAAACTATTATCGAATTTTCTTGAGCCAATACGTTAATGACTAAATTAGCGCCATTACGTGTTGTACGAAAACGTATTCTTATATCTATTCTATGTTCGTTGTTAACCACATCAACTGAGTCAAGTATAATATACGGAAGCCATGTATTAATATCACTAGTGATAGATTCTGATAAATCGGATGATAAAGATTCATATGACTGCCGGAATAAAAATTCACGAATCCTTGTGCCGAAGTTTGGCTGCATGAAGCGTTCGCCTTTTAATGTATGTAATAAATTTCGTAAATTGCTTATAGACTGTTCCTGTGTCGTATATGATTGTACAAACACGCCTTTACCATTTGTACCAGCATTGTCATAAGACGACTCTTCTTTTAGTCGCCCGGTAACTGGTCTATTGAAAGGTAGAAGTACACCTACGCCTCTATCCGGCGTTTCATTTAATGGTTCATATCTATAAACACTACGTGCCATTTATTATTTCTTTTTATCCATTGCCTTCATTAACGAAGAATAATCGCGTGTAAGAGCGTTAACGACGGCCTCGCCGCCTTCTTTAGATTTTAATGCATCTGTAGAAATAGCATTACCGGATACATCTTGTACCGCTGCCGGTTCAGCAGATTGCATTCCGAATGCTTGTGCCATTTCAGATCTAAAGTTCATAGTAGACCATTCATCTGATGGCATTGCGGATGTTTCATTTAAGATATCATTTAACATTGGATTTTTTACGTACTGCTTCTGAGGTTGCGTCGCTTGCTTATGCATACGCATGCCATGGTCTATAACTTCGTTATGAGATTTTTTTGGTTCCGTATGCTCGTTTAATTCATGACGAATTGCAGTACGTACTTCTTCTCGGATTATTGTTCGTAACGCTTTTAGAAATACTTTAGAGTTCATAAAATATCCTTTATAATAAATATGTTATTGCTTTAGACTTGCAATTGTAGAATCAATCTTAGATAGATTTGCTTTGATAGTACTAAGCCTAGTTAAAATAGAAGTTGTTTGTCCAGTAACAATACCAGATGCAGCTGCTAAAGCTCCAGGCGCCGGCGCTAATGGAGCAAGTATTACGAGACCTGCCGCAACCGATGCTTGCGCAGATCCAAATGTAGTAGTCGCTACTGATAAAGTATTAACCTGAGTCGTTAGGGCATTAACTTGCGATTGTAAGCTTTTTAGTTCATTTTGTATGTCTTCAACCATAGTAAAAAACTTATCCATGTCTGATGCCCACCCAGGCGTCGCAATAGATACGGTACTTTTACCTGAAATAATTACTTCATCTGCCTTGCTATTAATAGTAATACGATCGCTATTTAAAACGATTTGCGGTTCTGAGTAATTACGTATCGATGATACATTGCGCCCGACGTTTTGTTGTGAAGTATCTAATTCTAGCTTCTGCGATGTTGATAAAATAATAGATGATGCATCGGTTTGAAAGTTTTCAACATTCGAATCTTGACTATTACCTGCAGTAAGTATCATCAAAGGTTCATTAATTGGCCCATCCCATGGCGGCAATGTATTATACAATAATGAACCGTTAGACGCACGTGAATTGGTATCTACACCAGACGAAAATCGTATTGAAGAACCGAATCGATCATTAATAATCAGATCTCCTTCATACGGCTGTAATGCATTGATAGATTTTTCTGTAAACGAACTTTGTTCTGGTACTTTAGCACCTTCCGCCGATATAAACGAATCTAACGCCGAGCCTTTGGCTACTGTATTCATAATCCATGGGAGCTGATTTATGTTGCGCGAGCCATGTAAGTTTAACGTAGTCGTGTAATAAAATCGATTATCATTGTATTTGCTTTCGGCATTACCTGATGGTAACATATGAAGTTGTACTATTTCGCCATGCAAGGGAACTCGAGTAATGTAATCTAATAAAGGTAAGACATACGTTTCACTAGCAGCTTGCGTACGGTTATTTTGAGTACGGACTAAAATTTCACCTGGAAGTCGTTCTCTCTGTACACCATTCTGATCAGTGATTGGTAGATTATTATACGGTCCGCCATTACCTTCATCTATCACTTGAGCGTACGTCATCAATATCCTTTTTTATATCACTCTGTTCAGTTTTTAATGACTTAACTTCGTCTTCTGCTTCTTGCAATAATCTAGACCGTTCTTCATCTGACAATCCAAACTCACCGCCTTCTTCTTTCGTTCCAGCAGACATTAACCGCTGTACAATGCCAGCTAACTTAACTAATGCATCGTCGTTTTTAACGGATACTTCAATATAGTCCTTTATCATAGGAACTAATAGAGTAGCATCACTTATGTTTTTAACTAAAGGCTGTAATTCTTGAATAAGGCCGTCTATCTGTCTAGATTTCTTTTTAGAGTTATGATAGACATCTTTCATTAGGTCTGAAAACGTCGTACCCTTAAAAAGTTCAAAGTCATTAGGATCCATATCACCCCTTTAAAATAAATATGTATATATCTATTTCAGTCTAGGATACGGCCGGTTTTCCTATATACAGAAAACATTTTTATAAAGTCTTTACGCATTACGTTTATTACCTTAGTAATGTTTTGAGTCTTAAGGCCAGTGCGTTCTCGTATAAGAATGTATAACGCTTTTTTATTAAAATCTTCAATGTTTTCGCGCATGCGAAATAACTCAAGTATTGCATCGGCTACTGCAATATCTCTACTATTTGTAAATATAGATGTAAGATTTACATCATACCAATCACACCAAAGATTGGTAAAATCACGTAATTGAGATTGCTGATCATTTAATGAACGTTCAATATTTAGATCACGCGAATTGTCAATTTCATCAACTTCAGCCCTCGCCTTTAATTTAGCGTAGTTTTGGTTATTTTGAATAATGAGATAATTCTTTGCAATAATAGAAAAGTAAGAAAAGGCTTTTCCCTTACCTGCTTTATATTTATGTATTTTCTCATTAAGAAATGCAACTACTTCGCATTTCACATCCTCGTATGGAATATCAAAATAACTAAATTTAAATGTATGATAAATATTTTCTACTAACTTATCAAACGGATAGTGAATGTGTTCTCTATAAAGTTTATTACGAGCCGACTGGTCATTTTCGTTATTATACGCAATAATTGCATTTTCCGTAACAACAGTGAAGTACTGTTTTTTTGACGGTTTTCGTCCTCGCTTAGAATTAGGATCTACAGGTTCATATTGTTCTAGCCATTCATAAAACGCCTCAGCTGATTTCATTAAAAACTCCTATTGAGTAGCTCAACTATATCTCTAATCTCTTTAAACACAAATCCAATTTCATCGTCAGCCTCAAAAGAACCGCGATGGTCAATGGCTCTAATTCTAGAATTAGATTCGGACATTTTAGTTTTTAACTCTTTAAAGAAATTGTAAAACTCTGTATTAGACTCTTCTAATTCACGTATATAGTCTTCTAATTTTTCTTGTCTACGTATTGCAACTACGTTACCAATTATAGAGGCTACTAATACAATAGCCATAGTTATAACTGCATATTCCATATTATTCTCCAAATAAATCTTCAAACAACTTGTTCGTGTTTATCGTTGGCTTAGGACCGCTAGCCTTCTTCTTAGTAGTAGATTTAGCTGGAGCATTATCACGCCACTGTTCATATTCAATTCTAGCAGCCATCATATCAGCATGATGTAGAATTACAGGTAAATTAGTACGTAACTTACTATCAGCACTTCTAGAAATGTAATATGGTTTATTAGCATCGTCATATAATCCATCATGAATGCGGATTGCTTGGTACTCATTCCATGTTATTGGTACTTTAAAATTTTGAAGGACCCATAGCCCTAAATCTGGTACCATCGAAAATGGATTATTAGGATTGTATTTATACATCTTTCCTTGATTCTTACGATGCCATTCCGAATCATTGTAAATGTATACTTCGCCGCCATCATTAGGAAATCCAGCTTTACCTAAATCATGGTGCATTGCTGCAAACATAAGTTCTTCTTTTGTAAAGCCATCTAAACTAGCACCCATCTCTCCCCATGAAGTATATAACTTATCTGCACAATCCATTACTCGTAATACATGATCTACATAGCCGCCTTCGAAGGCATTATGATAATGATCTACACTCGATGCTGGCATCGTCATCATACGATCCTCAAAGAAGTCATACATTTTATTTAGCGCTGCTGCGCGTTCCGGAAACCACGATTCGACTCGTTCTCGATACGTTTTCCAATTTTCTGCAATTTGATCTAATGTTAAACTCATGTTAATTAACTTGATTAATAATATCTAATTCAACGGCTTCTGTAGGCGATAACCACATATCCGTACGTAGCTTTGTCATCCACCACTCTTTATCCTTATTGCTTCTAGCAGCTAATAACTCATACATATTATTTAATGATCTTTCATGAAAAGCAGCTTGTGCTGCGATATTAGAAATATTCGTATAATCGTTACTAGATGCTGGTTCATGTAGCATAATAGATGATCGTTTACTGGCAACACGAACACCGGTACCTGATAAAAGAATTAATGCAGCTGCTGACCATGCACATCCGCGGCATATCGTGTTAAATTTTATACTTGCCGATTCCATGAAATCAATAATACCAAATGCTTCGAATAAATCTCCACCAGGTGAATTGATAATTACATTGATCGATTCTGTATTATTTTCTTTTACTAATGCCCGGACTTTAAGTATAAATTGAGACAGCGCATTACCATCAATTTCACCATTAATAAAAATGACATTATCATCAAAGTCAATCAAATAATGTAGACGATCATTCAATGATGCAGCCTCCGTTGATTGACTAGAATTATCGCGCTGCGATATATTATCTCCGTATATACTCATAACCTAAATATATAAACTTCTTCTTAATAAGACAAAGTATTAGTTAAGTTTTTTCAACTTTCGTTGAAGTCGGCGCATCTTTACATGGCCGGCCTTAACATCCTTTTTCCACTTTGCTTTTTTTATTTCACCGCGCGTAAATGCAATCTGTTGAAGAATTTGATCTTTAAGTTCTTCCTTTTCTCTCTTTGAGAGTTTTTTGTTATTTTTAGGTTCGATTTTAGTAGGCTCTAATGTACCTTTGAGATGAGGTTGTTCTACACCTTTATGGAATACATTACCTTGTGGATCTACGAATTCTTTCATAAACTGCCATCCACGTGGCCGGCCTTTGGAAACATATCCGCGTCGCGGAGATGGAGGCTCAACAGTTTTTTGTGTACAGTTACTACATAAAACGGCAACGGTATCGGATCCGACCTCAGACCAATTTGCACATCTAGGTTTATCTTTAAACTGTTCCCATGACCAATGATTTTTATCTTCAATGCTATTACGGCAGATCATAAAACGCTTTCCGTCACGTGTACGCGTTTTAAATGTATGTTTAGTTTTTTTCATAACTTATGATTTATGTCCAATACGAATTTCTAGAGTTAGACGATTTCTTTTGTTTCTCTAATTCAGTTTCTTTTGCAATTCGATCTTCTAGCCAACGTTTATCATCTTGGCTAAGACCTTCTATTGCATCATTAAGTGCCATATCTAACGCATGCTCTTCATCCCACTCCTCATGCTCCGTTTCAGATAAAGCCTGTTCTCTATCTTCTTGCTTCTTAATAAACTCGGCAAATGATTTATCTTTATCATATGTTAACCCGCCAGATATAACATCCGCGGTATCCTGTAAATGGTCTAGTTCTTCGTTAGTTGACTCTGAATCTTTCATTACTGTAGGTCCTTTAGTTTGATCAAACGCAAAATTAGCGGCTACTACTAAAGATATAGCCAAAGGGTCAAAAACAAAAATTATTATCAATAAAAGTACATTAATAATCTTATCCATCGGTGCGCCGGTGAGGCCTGATAAGTATTTTAATGGACCCAATTCATTGGCTACATCGTTACCGGTACGTGTCTCGACTATCTCCGTTTCATAATCAAATAGTTGATTATTTAATTCATCAATCTTGGAATTGATAACCGTTTGACGTTCTATTGCTTGGTCTAATTGGTTTTCTAATGCTCGTCTAGTCGATGATGATGTTGTAGTAATAATATTACCGTCATTGTCTTTATACTGTATAACGTTATTTGACAGCCCTTGCCGCAATTCCAATATAGCTGTAGTTACATTTGTTTTCTCATCTGTGTATACAGCCAATTGTTCTTTAACATTATCACGTTTAGTTTCTATTAACTCAATTTGAGCATCTAGGTTTCCGGCTAACGCAGCCGTTTCTTGATATGCTGCAGATAGGAATCCGTATATTCCAATCGAAGTGATAAGAATTAAAACAATACATGCAGTAGCTAAATACGCACGTAATAATTTATTTATACGACTCCAGTACTGGTATAGTAACGATGCAATGACCAATTTGGATACTTCCAAAGAACTAGCCATGATCAGTACTTCTAAACTAGCGCCGGCAAATAACTTACTAAGTCCTGTAACAGAATAAAATGCCGCAGATGCGGACACCGAGAGTGCGCTAAGTGCAATTATAAACGGTAATATCCTGCTCTTCATACATGTTACGACGCGGTGACTCGATCAGTTATAATTTGCAATTTATGGCGCATTTGTCGAAATCGGTTACGAGCCTCCGCTGGATCAATTGGCATTTTCCGTTCAACTGCCGAATCAAAAATCATAACCATATTATCAACTTCATCAAGAAGTCGTAGTACATTTTCTCTATCTTTCATAATTAAAACCTTTTGTATAAATATTAAGAAACTAACAATCTAGAATTTTCTTTGATTGCATCATTCTTATACCGTAAAACGGCTAACTCTTTGGCCTTGGCCTCGACAACGACATCGATACGATTGCCGTAGCTGTCGATAGGCTTAGTAATGTAATCAGAATGCGCCTGAGCCTTGATCTTCTGAAACTGCTCATGCATCTTGGCAAATGTCGGCCAATTGGGCATATCGTCAATGCTAATGCCATGCGACTCACATACACGTTGCAAAGCTAATGTTTGCTCGTCACGTCGCGATTCGGAGTAATGAGTACACTGCACGACGTCGTCAGGCCATGTCGAACCGGCTAACTCTAATGCCTCGCGCTCAGATAAGCCGCCGGTATGGAACGTATGGTGAAAGTAGTCGAATGTAATTGGAATACCAATCTCGCGATGAAATAACTCATACAATTGCACGACACTGTACATACTAGGTTTGTCGTCATTCTCAACAACAAGTCGAGCCTTGCATGCATCGGATAGACGCTGCCAATTGGCAATCCATCGCTTGGCCGTTGTCTCATGGTCGCCATAAGCGCCGCCGATATGAATATTGATCTTGTTATGCGGCGATGGGTCAAAGCCCATGAGATCGAATATCTCAGAATGGCGCTCGAGGCCGATAATAGTCTTGTCTGCAACCGCTTGAGTAGGCGAACCTAATACATGAAACGGACCGGGATGTGTCGTAATACGATGGCCATGCTGCTTGGCATAGTCGCCAGCAATACGTAACGTATCTGCTAACTCGTCATACTGCGGTAGCTCATGTAGCTCGAATTGATCGTGCCATGGAACAAGCTCGGAGCCTAACCGAAACAAGCGAATATTGTTCTCTTCGTTCCATCGTAGATACATAAGCAAGTCGTTGGCGTTAGCTAATGCTAGCTCACCTAACTTATGCAAATCGCGCGTAGGATACCATGTCGCTTTGCGGCAACCGCGAGACGTTGTAACACGACCGCCTAACTTTTTGGGCCGGCTCGTCAATGTCATGTTAACACATGCATAACCGACTTGTACTAAATCACTCATATATAAAGATAATAACTATTTCTCAAAGATCAAAATTGTCCTGGCGCAACTTGCATGCAAGTAATGTCATTTGCTCGCCACATATCTACCACTTTCTGTCTATCATCAAATACACAAAGAATATCTGACTTATCGGTAAACAAATCATCCAACCATCCTTGCTTAAGTTTATCATCAGGCATAAATGCCCATGGATGTCCGGTTGGCCGCATCTTCAATACATCACACGGAACATTGAATTGATCGAGCCATTTTCTAGTAGCATCTTTAGTTGCTTTACTGCGGCCACTAAAAATAATGATTGTATTACCAGCAGCTTTACATGCACGTGCCATTTCAATAACTGGCAAATTCGGTTGGTCTAAATCAATGTTTTTTGGGTCAAAGAAAACATCCCAATCCATTTTACCGTTTGGCTTTGTCGCTAATTTGCGACGATCTTCGATCAATGCCAATGTACCGTCGAGGTCGAAGATTACAACTTTATTTTTCATATCTTTTATCTTATACTTAAAGATAAGAGAAAAAAAGTACGAATCCAAATTTATTCAGAAATTATTTCCGCATCAGGCACTAAATTGCAAAAATAGAAATGGTCATCTTTTTGTAGTATCGTATCACAATGTGCCCATTTCTTTAACAATTCACTATCCAATTCTTTTTTGAAATGACTCCTACGTATAACACGTTCTACAATAAAGAGTTGGTTCTGGTAATCTATATACTGATATTGCTTCAAAGCGTTGTTAATCGTTCTTAAAATAGGTCTAAGAGGCTGAATTGCGGGCCGGCCTACGTAACTAATTACTTAATCGTAACCTTAAATGGTTTCTCTTCTTTTTTGAACGGAACGTCAATTGACAACAAGCCTTTTTCTAGGCCGGCCGTCGTACGTTCGACGTCAAATTTGCTAGCCAATCGCCAGCCTAAATCAAAATTGCGTTTTGCAATTCCACGTTGGATATATTCATCTTCATCGCGGTTATCTTTGCGATATGCGACCCGAATGGTATCGCCTTGAGCCAGAAGCTCAATATCTTCGCGCTCAGCTCCTACGACTGCAATTTCAATCAAAAGACCGTCTTCAGTCTCTCGAATATCTACTGGGTGATGAACTTTGGTTTGAAAAGCTGATGCAAAATCTGAATTTGCATTAAACATATCTCTAAACAAGAGATCGAATGAATGTAGTGGATATCTACTCATGATTTTTACCTCCTTAGATGGTTAAACAAAAAATTTAAAAAAATGGCCGACCCGCAGTATCAACCCTTTTTCGAATATAAATATAATGACTATAACAATAAAGGTCAAGCCATTTTAATACTTTTTAATTTTCACAGATAGCATCAATTTGCGATGTCAATTTGTAGACACGTAAATACCGCCTTGTATCCCATTCTGTTTTTGTTTCGTTAATCCGTGTCATGATTAACCCATCCATCCATAGTTTTTTAACAAATGTTCTTAGAAGTTTTAAGCTTGACGAATTTAACCGTAAAATATCACCGTACTGAATCACACTCATATAGTCATCGCCATATACAACTTCTTGAAATTGAAACATCATACTGTCCTGACTGTACATGTCTTGCAGATATTTTTCAACTTCTACTTCGCCGTTGCGATGTATATCTTCAATGAATGCTATTTTTTGCGATGGCGATAACGCAATGAACACATCGAATTCTTCCTCATGTAATTGTAAGTCACTTAACTTCATGGTACTATAGATTATCTAATAGTAAAGAGAGTGACTGGGTCATGAATACTACCCTCTTTAAAATAAATATTAGATTTAGTTAGTCTTATCAAACAGAATGTCGTGAATATACTTGCATTTGTCTAGCTCAGAATCGAAATGAGAAAGGAAGATATTATGTATTTCAGCTGACTTAGCATCTCCTAGTGATAATACATCATATCTTCCTTTCTTAAAAAGTTTCTCGAGTCCTTCGTATCCCAATCGCGAATATTCTAACTTGATAATATCAATATTAATACTGCGACGATGAAATCCCATTATCTACTCAATCTCCCCATCATTCCTAAGCGGTACCGCTTCATTGTAGTTTCGCGCGCTGTTTTCATTGTCTCTTCGATAAGTTCCAGTTCATCCCATGTAAGATCAAAAGATTTATTTCCGATCATAAATGTTCCAATGACCGGACGCTCTGGAGATTTTTGAAATAAGTTTGCATCGATTGATTGATTACATTCAAAATCAATTGTACCGTAATGCCGGCCGTAACGGCGAACCTTTTGCTGATCAACAGCATGTCTGTTGTTTATACTCATAGTTTAGAATTTATAAATAATTAAAATGAACATGTCATCTGACATTGTATGGTCTAATGCAACATGCCCAAATGTTTTTTGTGCCCAATTAAATATATCACCTGCGTTCCAATTAATCAAGCCATCTTGTATATTTGTTATGTCAGAAGTTAAAGAAACAATAACGCCTAATTCAGCACATTCATACATTTTAGAAATAGTATCTTTTAGATAATCTAAATCTGATTTTGAAATGTCTGCATCATAACGCATATTATTTGAATTGACGTTAATACACCATTCGGACGTTACATCATCACTTAGATTAAACCAATCGGCTTGTGTAACATTAATTCCGTCATTTAATTGCGTACATGCATCGACTAACGGTTGATTAGACTCGATTCCCATATACTGAATATCATTAGTTGTAAGACCGTAATTTGAACACAGCCACCGACCGAAATCTCCACGTCCAGATCCAAAGTCTAATATACTACGCGTCGGTTCATCGATATGAGTTGCAACTGCGTTATACATATTAAATTGTTGCTCTCTCGTTGCATATCCAACTGCCTCTGGAGCATATTGTAAATAGTCCGGATCATTTTGTATAGATGTTTCTAACTCGGACTGTTCTTGATCTGTCAATTCAACTTCTTGTAAGTCGTCTGAAATAATCTCTTCCATTTCAGTATCTCGTTTTTTAAATTTTTTTCTTATTCGCTCGAACATTTGCTTTGCGTTTACGTCTATTAATTCTATTGATTTTTTCCTCTAATGAAGATAAATCCATACGCATGGGATGAGTACGATTAAAGTTTTGTGTTACTCTGCAAGCCATAGCCGCATATTCCCATGCGGTGTCTTCATCATTAGTATCCGGCATGAAATATTCTTCGGCTAAAAAATTACCGTTCGCAACAACTTGCAAGCCAGACTCCGAAAACTCTATTCGTGCGCTCGGATATTGTTTAAGTACTTTACGTTTAAACTTATTCATGGCTTAGTATGATCTAGCACCGATGGTAGGGAAAATCAAGTCGTTATACTTTTCAAAATTGCCTACTTTTCCATCATCACCATCAATACGCATTTGTACATATTGACCGTAATTAGCACGCGTATGGCCTAAGCTCTTATCAACATACATATGAGTAAACCCTCCATTATCGAGCCACATTTGTGTCATTTGTGGATCAATATACGTACCAGTACGTGATTTACTAACGGTTACAATAGGAAGGCCAGATCCGCGTTCTGTACGAATATCATAACCTACAATTGTATTCTTCTTTTTACGTACATTCGTAACTAGACCAATTTCGTAGCGGCCTTCGTTTAAAATAACAACATGATCGCCCTGTACATATTTACTCATTATCCTTTGTTTTGTGATTCGATAACTTTCATGATTGGGCTAGCCGAAATTGATTTGACTTCAAAGTCAATTCCGCTATGTTGGAAATCCTCATTAACTAATGCCTCTGCATGTGTTACTGTAGCAGCATTTGCTAAATATGTTTCTGTTTGCCATTTAACTCCTTTAGGAGTATCTGTAGCGACCTTTACCTTTACTAGATAATAACTCATAACTTTTTGTTTTAAATATAATAACGATTTATTTAAATTCCAAATTTAAAATTGCTTTGGAATCGGTGTTGTTCTACGTCCGCCTTGGGTACGTAATGCTTCTAATTGTTCTGCAATTTCTACTTCTGCTTTAATCAATTGCATTATTTGAGATCGTTCGCCTAACTCAGACTCTAAAACTTTGAACTTATCAAATGAACCAGTATCGCCGGCAGCTGCTTGTTTAGCAGTCTTTGCTAAACTAACTAATCGTTTAGCAATATCATTTCGCAAAACGGAACGTGCCATTGTACCAAATCCAGTAACATATACTTCTGGGTCAACTGGATCAAAATTTTCTATATCTAAAATACGTCCATGTTTGCCGTTACCTTCATCGACAATCGTACGTACTTCTTCTCGAATAATTTCTTTAAGTCTATTTTCTAAGTCGTGTTTCATTTGTTACGATCTTTTACTTTCAGCTACGGACTCTTTTCTATATTCAGTAACTAACTTTTTAAGTTCACCGATAGATTTACGAGCTCTGGTTGCAGCTGCTTTATTGCCCTTCTCAACATACTTAGTATGGTTGTCTACAAACTCATTCCAATGAGCTTCCATGTTTGTAAATAATTCTTGTGATGTCATAACATGCTCCTTTGTTATAAATATCTTAGTTTAGATAAAATAATGATCTAACGGATCGACGTTCGTTTGAATAAAACATCTATTAAATGATAGTTCTAACTGTTCCTCATCTATAATATCCATGTCCTGATATATCAGCTCTCCGTCAAGATACACTTCTCCGATTAGCGTGTCATCATCGACAAAAAACTCTATATCATCGCCTTCGAAGATATCGCCCGTTTCTATATTTTCTAGAATAATCATTCATATATAAATATTATCATCGATGTTGATTATCTCTAACTTTATCATACGCATATTCCCAAACTTCTAACATATCTTTAAATCGGTGTTTGGACTGCGTACGCATCTTAGCAACTTGGGCATCAAATTGAGTTCGTAATTTGTGAGTTTCGACTAGAGTGTAAATTAACATAAAACGATCTTCACGATTCATGGCGTTACCTCCCCTGTCCTCGATATGCTTTTTTGTAGTTTTTAGAACGCTTGCTTTTACTATGCTTTGTTTTAGCATGAACGCCTGGACGCTTCTTTGGGCTACGAGCTGCGTAACCTGTGATAGACATTTTTTTAGCCATTGTTAACCTTTGATTTTAAAACTTTTATTTTTACTAAACGAAATTGACTATAAGCCAATCTAAAACGATTTTTTAACTCTAATAAATTCTGACGTGACCTAGGTTCGGGATGATCACAATGCATTGGATACTTTACCCAGAATCGTCCGCGTCGATTTTCAATTAAGCATTTATAAATATGAATGTAAGGAAATGGTTTAACCTTTTTTATGCTTGCCTCGTATGAAATTTCGTTGCTTTTCGATCTCATCTTTAAGCTTATTTTTATCCGTAGTGTGATCCATGGTATTATGATTCTCCGGAGACTTTACGTTAGTATCTTTGCCTAAGTATTCTTCAATATACCATGCCGCTTTCTTCGGTGCGTCCTGCTTCCAAAAACAATTAGGAATGATAGTGCCGGTCCGCATGCGGAATTTATATGACTTATCTTTCATCACTTCGATGACAACACACTCTTCGATACCGCCTAAAAAACGGACGGCGGCCATGTCACCTACAACTAACTTTTTCTTCCTGGGCATGTGCTATATGCTTACAACGTTTATGAAACTTAAATCCGGTACAATCGCAACTCCAGCGATCGTTAATATTAGTTACCTTATATGTCGACTTACCGTTACTACTAGTAACATTAAATGATTGAATCTTTGGCGGTTCTGGACGAATCCATTTAATATCGTTACGTGTAATATTAGACGGCACAGGAATCCAACCTGGGCAAAGATATGTACCAGATGCTACCGTTACAATTGCTGGAGCAAAATTACCTTTATACTCAATCATTATGCAGCAAGATATTCTTCAACGCGCTTACACATTGTCTTGAACTTATAAACCGCGTCATCTGCTTTACAAAGTTCGGACTTAACAAGCTCTCCGTTATTACGGACGTTGAGCAATGAACCGCTCAATTCAACTTCGATGTTACCAAAAGTTTTTGTCATAACCTTTATCTTTTAATTATATACTTAAAGATAAGGATAATGCTATTCGAATCCTAAGCTTTTGAAAACTTTTTTATCGAAAAACTGTTATATGTCCCGTTGTTTCAAACGTATTAGCAGGGTTATAACCGATACCTTTTACTTTATAAAAGTAGATGCCATCGGCTACGTAATACCCGCCATTAAACATACTACCAGGCCAAACTTCCCCAGGTGTTGTTGATTCCCATACCAATTGTCCCCATCTGTTAAAGATATAAACATTCCAGCGAAGCCAGCATTGAGGATCTGTTACTACAGCCCATCCGTCATTGACGCCGTCATTATTTGGTGTAAATGTATTGGGGGCAAAATATACGGCACCTAACATACCATCACATGGATCGTAAATACAACTGCCGTCATCAATTGATGCAATGGGGTTGTAATTAATTGCAGAAGAATCGGTACAGCCGTATATATTGTATATACAACTGCCATCGTCAACATTAGCATCGGAGTTATAATTTATAGCTGCAGAATCTGTACAACCGTAGATATAATAGACGCAACTACCATCGTCGACATTAGCTGTAGGATCGTAATTATCTGCGGCCGGGTCTGTACATCCCAGAAAGGTACAGTTTCCATCATCCATATTCGCTGCTGGATTATAATTATCTGCAGTTGGGTCAGTACATCCGTATATACATAATTCATCTGCTATGGATGCATATTCTATACCAGTTTCAATTTCAGTCCAACCGCCGCCTAATCCATTAATATCATTTACCTGAATATAGACACCGCCCATACCGTCGGCAAACACCGGAGGAAATTGTAAATAAACTATTTGCCCGGGCTCTAAGATCCCGTTCCAACAAATTTCTTCATCGTAAAGAGAACCAAAGATATTGTAAGAAGCACAGAACTCTGTAATAGTAATATCACCTGTATTTTCATATGCAATTTCTGGGATGTAATATCCACCTTCCCATTCGAACTCACTACATTCATATATAGGATTGATATCAATATATGTAAGTTCTAACTCGTCATACTCACACTCAATCTGATCTGGTGTAGGAGGTGTAGTATTAGGAAACTCAACTAACCAATGATCTGGTATAGCATCGAACACATAAGGACTGTTAATATAATTAGTAGCCTCCGGATCAGTGCAACCCCAACAGTATAATAATATATCAAATGTTTGAGTATCAGTCTGCAGTTCTCCATTTTCGTCTATCCAACTTACGGTAACTGTTACTAGGTTTAGATCGCCGGTGAATACATCTGGCAAATCATCTATATTAAGTATATCGCCAGGCTGTAATGTTGCATAATAGTCCTGTTCTACTTCTAATACAAGATCGCCGTCCCAAGTTGTTACATTAAAATTAAATGTTAAACTATCAATAACGCCTTGACCAACATTTTCGATTAAAAAGTTTTGGTTAAAAAATGGATCTGTACAAGTACCTCCATAGGACCAAATTTCATCTGGGAGTATATCAAGTATTAATTGATCGATAATTTCACATGGATTGTCGTTAGGTTGATTAACATTAACTACTTGAATATTATTAATATCATCAGCAAAATATTCATCACTAACGTTATATACGGTTACCGTAAATTGAGTTATACTATCAGGAATTGTATAGTATCCTATAAATTGAGCAGCGTTTGGTTCAATCCAAGACGCCCCAAATACATTACCATCTAAGCAGGTGTCCACACCTAATTCAAGAATTTCTACACAATATTGATATAATGTATCTTCTCCATAATTGTATACAAATACTCCATAAGTTGGGTCATACTCTTCTCCGACGCATTCATTTCCAAAAAATGAAACATTAGGATCAGCATCAGGAAAGAAATATTCACAATTGTTGTTGTCATAAATAGCATCAGGATTATAGTTACTAGCATTTTCATCCATACATCCTATACATGAATAGTCACAACTGCCATCATTTGAGGTAGCAGATGAATCATAATTACAGGCAATAGGATCTGTACAACCTAGTACGGGGCCGTATAAACATGTCCCATCATCATAGCCAGCATCGACATCATAATTAGTAGCATCTTCATCCATACATCCTGGATATAATGGCGGTGGCGCTTCGCA